TAAAATAGTGTTGGTCAACTCATGATAAGATTTGTGCATGGCTTTGTTGTCACACTGATCATACTAATTGTTATAGGAATTGTATTCTAATGCCAGTAGTAAAACGCAAAACTGGATATTCATGGGGTAGAATGGGCAAAGTCTATCCAACAAGAGCAGGCGCAGAGCGTCAAGGAAGGGCAATTATGGCTAAGAAAAAGAAAAAAGGTGGCAGACGCGGCTGATTGGCACACATACTTTGAGGGCATACGTGATGTCTGCCCCTGGTCCTGGAGAGCATGGCGTAAAAATTTAATTCACATCACTGATTGGCAAGGTGTTCCACGTGACCTAGGCTACTATCAAGCTAGAGTTTGGGTGGTCACCAACCACAATTCAACTGAACTGAGAAAATTATCTGATAAATTAAACAGTGAGCGGGAAGATGAATGGTTATATTCACATCCCAGCCACAAAGGTCGTTCAACTCCTGTGCCGTGTCTTATACAACAGAGCACAAAAATGCTTGAAAATGCACGGAAATCACAGGGTTTGAATAAATAATATACAATACTCATTTTAAGGAGGCCGCTACATGAGCGAACAAATCATGGAAACAAGTGCAGCAACTGAGGCTGCCACAGAAAATGCTCAGGAACAGGAAGTCAAAACCTATACACAGGAAGAATTTGACAATCATATGGCAGGAATGCGCAAAAGCATTGAGTCAAAGTTTGAACGTCAACTTGCTGATCTAGGTGATCTAAAAGAATTGAAGGCTCTCAAAGCCAAAGCTGAAAAGGCAGAGCAGGAAGAGCAAATCAAACGAGGAGAGTTTGAAAAGATTCTCCAGGATATGGCTTCTAAAAAGGATGCAGAGATTCAAGAGAAAAACCGTATCATTGAAGAATACACTGTTAATTCACCGCTACTGAATGCAGCAGCAAAATATAAAGCAGTGAATCCAGAACAAGTGGTTCAACTGATTCGCAGTCAAGTGAGACTTGGTAAAAACGGCAAAGCTGAAGTTGTGGATGCAGAAGGCAGTGTTCGTTACGATGACAAAGGTGAAACGGTTAGTGTTGACAATCTAGTGCAGGAGTTCCTCAAGCAAAATCCTCATTTTGTTCAGGCAGCACCCAGCACAACCAACACACAGTCAAGTGTGAATGGAATAGATCGTCAATCATTTAATCTAGCCTCTCTAGATCTCACAAACAGTAAAGACAGAGAGCTTTACAAACAAGCAAAGGCCAAAGGCCTCGTATAAACTAGCCAAACAAGGAGACTAAAATGGCAGATTCATATATTTCCAGCACTAACACTGATGCGTTATTTGTCCCAGCCAAAGCCGCAACAGTATATGCCGCCCACGAAAATTCACTTTTCTTAGGTGGTGAAATGATTCCAGTAGTAAATGCACCAAACGGTGTGCTACAGGTTCCAGAACTAGCAGCAGTCACAGCTACCTCAATCACTTCAGGTATCACAACTGACGTTGCTGTAACAAACCCAGTAGACACAAAGAACACCATCAACTGTGATTTAATCGCAGCTCGTTCAGTTGTTCGTGACTTGGGTGCAATTGATCCAAGTGAAATTGGACGTTCACTAGGTAACGCAGTATCTAGTTTGTTTGACAAGACCGTAATGGGTGTTGTTGGCACACTAACTGGACAAGAAATCACAGCAGGTGATTTAGACATGGCAGAAATTGCTGCCGCTGTTGCTACTATCCGTGGTAACGGTGAAACTGGTCAGCTTTATGGTGTTGTAGGCGCAGGCGCTTATGCAGCTCTAATGAATGACATTGGTGGCACAGCATTTGCTGGTGGTGACATCTTCCAAGGTGCAGCTCTACGTTCAGGATTCTTTGGCACTCTAATGGGTGTTCAAGTGTTCGTAAGCTCTTACCTAGATGCAACCAACACAGGTGTAACTGGCGCCAAGATGGCAGTTTTCTCAGCAGATGCAATGCGTATTGCTATGCAGAAGAATGTTGATCTAGAAATTGGTCGTCGCCCAGAAGCAGTAGGTAACGATGTTGTTGCCAGCTTACACGCAGGTGTAGGTCTAATAGATGCAGGACGTGGTGTCCTAATCAAAGACGCTGCATAAGGAGTGAGGCATGGCTTTCATTATTGAATCAGACCAAACCATAAGTTTTGCAGAATACTCTGATGTAGTATCTCAGGACCGTAGGTTATTTGACAGTAATGAAGGCTTGACTGACGATGTAGTTGAAACAGCACTCATAAGAGCTACTCAAAGAATATTGAGTAGAATACGGTCAACTGATTGGTGGAGGAACTATTATATGAAACAAGATACTAGTTTATCCATCAATTCAGTTGCTGATATCCCAAGTGTAGATCCAGACAAGATTAAGAGTCGCACTGCAGACTTTACAGAATTGTGTGTGTCTACAGCACTTGCAGAGTATGTGTTACCACAAGTAGCAGACTTTGGTTCTGACACTGACACAGACAATGCCAAGCGTGGATATTATCAAGCAAGAGCAGAGCGATTGTTTGACGAACTTGTAACTGCTGGTGACTGGTATGACTTTGATGATGATGGAACTATTCAATCAGATGAAAAGGACCCTGGTTACTTCAACTTGAGGAGAGTTAGGTGAGAGACAGTGTAATAGCAAAAATAAAAGGTTTATCTCTAAATGGAATCTCAGTTTCACAAGAACTGCCATATGATGAATCAGGTGTTGCACGTTACACTAAAAATCCAAAGACCATTTATGTTGACAACGCACAAAAGGCTGAATCAAACATAATTCAAACTTTGGATCTTTCAGTAAACTTGAATCAGCAAACTACATCTGTGTCAATTTACTTCACTACTGACGCAAAAAATCCATTATACCAGTATGACACACTCGTCAGCAGCTTGCGTAATCTCAAAAACACTATTCAATTGGATGGTGCTACACAGAGAGAAGTTGCAGTCAACACAAGTTTTGAAGATGATTTGTTAATTACGCAAATGGAATACACATTAACTAGACTAGCATAAGGAAACTACGATGGCATACATATATCCAGCACCAGGGGTAAGCGGAAGCCAAGTTACACTAACCCTTACTGACGCAGCAAGCACCCTAACAGGATCGCTTACTATTGCGGCACTTCAAGACGTTACTGTCAACGCGGCCAACGATGTGTTTACCTGGACACAACTAGATAGTGGTTCAAAGCAACAGGTTGCTACGACTGCTACGAATAGTTTGAGTATGAACCTCGTTCTTGACAAAGCAACATTCTTTGGCACTGACGATGGTGATTATCCAAACGCAACAACAATGGCAGGCCTAGGTATCTTTGGCTGTTCAACTGAGAAAACTCTTGTTAGTTTTGCTTTGTTCACAGGTAAAGAATCAGATGATACTGGCGGCGTAACCATTTCAGGCTCAGGCTACATAACTGGACTTGCTCCAACTGTGTCAGCTGATGCGCCTGTTTGGGTCACACCAATCACAATCACTGTTGATGGTGATTATTCTGTAGATGATGCAGAATATCCATAAACTGTAGAGCGTGAGGGCTTGGAATAGGCGGTTTAGGCCGCCTATTTTCTTATCTACACTAAATACAAAGAAGGTTAACAGATGAAAGACATATTGGACACAAAGACAGATGTAGAATTACTGCAATCAATAATTGCAGAAAGCGCAAAAGCAGGCAACGAAATAGCCTGTGCAAAGCGAGACATAGAAAAAGCAACATCAAGATTAAGTTTCTTGGTAGTGCTTGCAAATAAACTGATAGAGAGATCAAAGGACTAACAGAATGCAACTCAAAGAACTAGCTCAAAAACCCAAACTAGAACGTGTAACTGTCACTGACGAAGTGGTAGTCAAAGCCTATGGCGAACCACTTGAATTTTATATGTGGGATCGTCAAGACTTACCAACCTATCTCAAACTAGCCAACATGAAAGACAATCAAGACCAATTGTTTGATGTGGTCAAGGATGTTGTGTTGGATGAAGCAGGCAAACGTGTATTGGGTGATGGTGAATTATTACCAGTTGACATAATGGTTCCAGTGTTGGCAGCAGCAATGGCACAGTTGGGAAACATCAAACCCCAGACTTCAGCACCCTAACACCTGAAGTCTCTGTTTGGTTAACACTTGACTTTGTTGCTAAACGGTATGGGGTATTGCCAAGTCAACTGATTGCTCAAGGTGATACACTGGATCTTGATTGCGCTAATATTGCAGTTGCATATGAAAAATTTGTTGTTGAGAATCCAGGCGTGAAAACCAATCACGGCAAGAGTCAACAAGAATTATTACAAATGATGGAGAGGGCACGTGAGACGCAACAGCCAGGGAAAAAAACTAGAACGTAGAATGCAAGAAGTTGAACGCTTTCTTGATGATCTACCCAAAGCAATGAGTGAACAATTTATAAACAACACTCCTATTGACACTGGCAATGCAAGAAATTCAACAAGTTTGCGTGGTAATAGTATTACAGCAGATTATCCTTATGCTGGTCCACTGCACAAAGGCTCTAGCCGTCAAGCACCAGAGGGCATGACAACACCAACCATTGAATGGGTGCGACAAGAATTGAGGAAACTGTAATATGGCTACAATCAAAGACACATATGTATTAGACGTCAAAACTGATTCAGCATCACGAGGTATAGGTGGAGTAAAAACTGCCGCAGTTGGACTAGGATCTAGTCTAGCACGAATAGGTCCATTAGCAGGTGCAGCAGTTGCAGCACTAGGTGGCTTTGCTGCTGTTTCATCAATCAAAGGCACGATTGATGACATGGATGCACTTGCAAAAAGTGCAAGACTAGCAGGCGTTGCCGCAGAAGAAGATGCATTCCGTGGCTTCCAAGTTCTACAACAAGCAATGAATGAAGCAGGTGTTGATGCTGCCACATTTGAACGTGGTATGTTCCAACTCAACACACGACTCAAAGCAGGTGAACAAGGTCAAAAATCCTATGCTGGCGTTTTAGAAAAACTTGGTGATTCAATAAGAGATTCAAATGGTGATCTACTAACTGGTGCTGATGCAATGCAGGTAATGATCAACCAATTGAATGCTGGTGTGATTACCACAGAAGACTTTGCAAAAGTAGTAGGTGGACGAGCAGGTCCAGTCATACAACAACAGTTTGCAGAAATAGCAGGATCAGCAGAAGGTCTTGCAGCAATACTAGAAGATGTTGAAGCCAATTCAAACATTGTAAGTCTAGAAGCAAGTGAAAATGCAGAAGTATTCAATGACACATTGGGCAGACTTGGTGAAGCA